CCAGTATACCAACAATCAGGATTGCTATCTCAGCCTACGCAAAAGCTAGACTTTGCTGATTTGCGTGAAACAGAGAGATCATCACAAATGATGTCTCAGTCTCTTGACCGCTTGAGTGAATTTGCATTTAAGGCTGCTGCTAAGAAAGCAATCAGAGAAGGTGAGCAATGGGCATATAACAACCCAATCTCTGACGAGCAGATAGCGGCTGCAAAACGTGGAGCATTAGATATTGCTTTAGAGGCTCCTAAAGCTGGCACATTCTTTGGAGACTCAGCAAGAAAAATACAGGCTGGTCAACTTAGATCTACTCTTGAGTTACAAGCTAGAAGTGAGATTGCTAGAATATATCAAGATGTAGAGTCTGGTGCAATTGCAGACATAAAAACTTTAGATGATCAATTTTACGCAATTCAAAAAGGTAACGGTAAGGTTATTGCATCATTAGATCCAGAGCAAGCAAATGCTTTTCAAGCATCTATAGCTACAGCAGCTAATCCTGTTTATCAGGCTGGCGCTAAAAAGATTGGTGAATTAAGAGCTAAGTATATTGAAGACTTAGTAACTAGATCATTGGATAACTTTGATCCATTATTAAGATCATTAATTGATGAAAATACAGATCCAAAAAGAATATCTGATGAAATACAAATTCATAGAAAAGCATTATTAGGACAGGCAGTACAAGCAAATAATGTTGCTGCATTTACTGCTACTCAAAAAGCTATAGATTCAAAAATTGAAAAAGCATATGTAGACAGATTATCTAATTATTTATCGTCTGATGAATTTGCTATGGCTGCTCCAGACACAAGTTTTTCTTCAAGACTTGCTGCTCTTGAAAGCGGCAATGCAGGAAAGTATCAAGCAGTATGGTCAACTTTGCCTACTGAGTTACAAGATAAAATTAAAACTCAATTCTTAAAGCGTGAAGCTGATAAAGAAAAAGCTTTACAGGTAGATGAAAAAGCAAAAGAAAAGCAAAATAAAGAAGACTCAATTGAAGCTTTAAACAAGTATTACAAAGGCGAAATGGGTCAAGATGAAATAATAAATACTTTGATTGCAACAAAGCAAGCAACTCCTGCTTTGCTTAAATCGATACTTGCAGGAGAAGAAAAAACAACTGATGCAAAAACACTTTTCTTTATTGGTAATCAGATTGATAAAGGATCTTTTGGTAGACAGGACGTAGAAAAATATTACGCTGATGGAAAAATAACTCTTAAAGAATCTCTTGATTTTATAAAGCAGATTAAAACAGAATCAAGAGATTTTGCTGATGCAAAAATGATACTTAAAGGTAAATTACAATTACCAGCTGATGGGCTTATATTTGGTGATCAATATAAAAAGCAGCAAGAAAAATATAGTTCTATGCTTGCTGATTTGATTAATGCTTCTAATGAAGCAATAGCTTCTGGTAAACCTTTTAACCCAATTGCATACGCAAACAAAATGGCGGTAGAAGGTACCAGCCAATTGAATCAAGCAAACGTCAAAGAGAAGGATGACGCTTTAGCTAACAAATGGAGAAATCTTGGTTATACACCTCCACCAGCGGGAACATTTTATACTGACCTTGAATTACAAAAAACTAAAACTCCTGATGGAAAGCCTCTTGCAAAAGAGGACATAAAGACAATTCTAAGATTGCAAAATAATGCAAAAAAGGCTAGAGAATGAACCTTGAAGAAAAATTCTTAAACCAAGCTGCCGCTGAGATATTGCCGCAACTAGAGGAAACGAATCCTAACTTTCGTGGTCCAGTTCCACCAGCTCCACAAAAAGAAGCTCCAACTGGTGAGATTCCTTTAATACCAGAAAAGCCTTTACCTGCTAATTTAATTTCTTCTGGTAGAGCTGTTGAGGCTACTGTTATTGGTCAACAATCTCCTATTAATAAACCTGCTGCTGATACAACTACTGGTGTTATGCCAGTTACTGGTCGTGTATTTCCTGAAGACACAGCATCAATCCAAAATATACCTCGGACACAATTAGAGGAAATGATGGGTAACATTGGATCTACAATACAGTCTGGCGCTGAGTATCTAGACTTTGCTGTGATTGGTTTGCCTGATGTCGGAACTCTTACTTTGAAGGATCTTACTGTAGGTGATCTTGGTAAAGTAATGGAGGCTATGAGTTATGGCTTTACTCCTACCACTGGCGAAGGTCAGACTCTACGTCCGACACCAGAGGCGCTAGATCTGCTGAATGCTATACCTGCATTCCAAGCTGCTAGTAAAGCAGTTAAGTATGGCGCTAAAGGATTAAGGGCTGGTGCTGAAGCATTGGCTCCTGCTGCTGCTGATGTAATCGAATCTGGTTTGCGTAAGACTGGCATGATTGCAGACATTGTGCCTGATGGTAAGTCTATGCCAAAGCCAGAAGGATTAGTAAGCAGTAGATTCCCAACTGCCGTAAAAGCAACTGAAGACCCATTAAAAAATAATTTATTAATTAATTTGGATGCGGCAAAACAAGATCCTAAAGCATTTGAACATAATGTAAATTTAATAACTAAATATCCTAACTTTGTATCAAGTGCTAAAACAACTGATTTAAAAGCTGATGATTTTATAAATAGCGTAAAAGATAATCTTTTATTTTTATACGATGCTGTGCCAGATGCAACCAGAAAGAGAAGTATGCTTTGGTATGACGGTGCAAGAAATATTACTGATAAATGGTCAAGTCAATACAACATACCTGATCAATCAGTTGCTGGTGTATTAGCTGTCTTATCTCCACAAAAAGATTGGTTTATGAATGTTTCACTTGGTGAGCGTGTAATAGACATTATGTCTACCAAACAATCATACAAGTGGGACAGTGCAATGTCTTCAAAAGCAAAGCAGATATGGAAAAAAGAAAAATATGCGCCAATGCTAAAAGCAATTGAAGGTAAGCAATTATCTGAAATAACTGATGTTGGATTAAAAGCAATGTGGCTTAGAACATTTGATGAAGCTCATTTACCAAGGGAGCATCAAATTGTAACTCCAGAAGGTCAGTATGCTGGTGCAAGACTTACATCAAAAGGAGTTCCATATCAAACTGGATGGGGTTCTTTAAATGAAATAGGTAAGGCTGTAAATATATTTGAAAACCCAAGCGTTGAAAATGTTAGTTTAAATCTTGGAACGCAACATAAAGTAAGAAGTTTTTATAATAATATTTACGCACCTAATGATTCATCAGGTAATGTGACTATTGATACTCATGCAGTTGCAGCTGGATTGTTGCGTCCTTTATCTGGAAAAAGTAGAGAAGTAGAACATAATTTTGGATCAAATGTAAAAGGTGAAGTTGGTCCAAAGAATAGTTCATTTACTGGATCACAAGGAACTTATGCCATATATGCTGAAGCATATAAGAGAGCAGCTGAAGAACGTGGTGTATTGCCTAGACAAATGCAATCTATTACATGGGAAGCTGTTCGAGGACTTTTTGAGGACACATTTAAAACCCCTAAAAATGCCGAAATGATAGATAATATTTGGCTACAATATAAGAACGGCAAAATATCATTAGAGGATGCTAGAAATGAAATTGTCAAATCAGCAGGTGGAATCACAGCCCCAGAGTGGGAGCGAGCCGGATTACGTCCTGAATCTACTAAAGCAGTTCAACCTGCCAGTAACGAGGGAGAACTATCTGGGACTAGCGTATCCAGAGGGGCTGCCGGAGGATTGGTCAGCGGAAAACGAAATGGAACTTCCGCAAGAACTAAGAGAAAAGTAACAGCTACTGGAGGTGCTGAATAATGGCTATCGAATCTCTCAATCAGCGCCTAGACCAGCTAACTCCTGAGAATCTACAGGTACAGCAGACGCTACCTAATATCGAGCCTCCACCGTTTAATGCGGAGACTGAGGCTATTCTACCTGCCGATGAGCAGCCAGTGGACGAGTTTGTGCCGGAGGCTGGGTTATTTTCGCAGCTAGTTAAAAAGCAGATCAAGAAAGCTCCTCTTAGCTCTGAGCGCAAGATCCTGCAAAAGGATATCCAGTCTGGCAAGGTAGGTGCATACACAGTAATTAGAGAGGACGCACCAGTTGATGAAATATTAAGAGAGGCTAAGACTGCACCATCATCTGGTAGACCATCTCCAACTCAGGCACAGAAAGTAGCTGGAGTTGAGACAACTATATTTAATCTAGACAAGATTAATGATGTTGACAGTTTTAAGCAATTCTTACAAGCCAGTGCTAAAAAATACGATGCTGATAAATTAGAAAAAATGTCATATAAGGATGTGGCTGAACAGGCTGCATTAGATGGATATGACGAAAGATTTATAGCTAGAATGCTTGATCCTAAAATGCAGACAGTAGCTAGTCCAAAGGAAGCAGCAACAATGCTTAACCTATTGGTAGATTCTGGAAAACACGCTTTTAATCTTGCAGAGCAAGTTAAGGTAGCGACTGCTAATGGAACTATTACGGCTGAGTTAGCTACCCAATTCCATCAGGCTGTAGCATTTGAAGGTGTACTTGCTAAAGCTGTAAAAGGAAGACAGGCTGATATAGCTAGAACACTTGGTATATTTTCACAAGCTAGAACTGCTAGTACAGCTAGAGGCGCACAGCTAGAGACAATCCTTAATGAGGCTGGTGGAATTAGAAATTCATTCGAGCTGGCTAATAGCTACACTGCTTTGGATAGTCGTGCTGATCGTGCTGCATTATCAGAAAAAACTATATCTGGAACAACACGAGATATATGGTACTCAACATGGATCAACGGTCTATTGTCTTCACCAGTTACGCACGCAAAGAACATAGTAGGTAATACTGCATTTGGTGCGTATATGTTGCCAGAAAGATTAATTGCGTCAGGCATTGGCAAGGGTAGAAATTTTATTTTTAAAGGTGGCGAAGAGGCTATCCAGCTAAATGAAGTTTATGCACAGGCAATGGGTATGCTTCAAGGCATACGTGAAGGCGGCAGTATAGCTGTTACCGCATTTAAAAAGAATGAGCCTACTGATGCGCTATCTAAGATTGAAAACTTCAGGAATGGTAGAGACACATTTGATGTTTCATTTGGTGACTCTGCTACAGCACAAGCGCTTAATAATGCAATGAAATACTGGGGTGGATTTGTAACCACACCTAGTCGTGCGCTGATGGCAGAGGATGAATTCTTTAAGGCTGTTGGCTACCGCATGGAATTGAATGCGCTAGTAACCAGAGAAGCTAACAAGGAATACAGTAACTTAATTAAGAATGGTGTTGATGAGACTACGGCAGCACAGCAAGCAGCAACACTACATGAAAAGCTTTTGGTTGAGCCTACAGCTGAAATAGAAGAGGCAGCTAAATCAATGGCTTCAACTGTTACCTTTACAAGAGAACTTGAAGAAGGTTTACAGGGCGCTCAAAGATTCTTGAAGGACACTCCAGTCCTAAAGATATTCTTCCCATTCGTCAAAACTCCTACCAATATTGCGATGGAGGCAATGAGTCGTACTCCAATTATAAATTTTACTTCACCTAGATTTTGGGCTGACTACAATGCTGGTGGTATTCAAAGAGACATGGCGATGGCTAGAGTTGCCCTTGGATCTTTAATTGTTTTTGGCGCTGGATCATATGCTCTTGATGGAAAAGTAACTGGATATGGACCAATGCGGTCAGAGGATAAGGCTGCACTTGAGGGTACAGGCTGGCAGCAATTCTCATTTGTCTTTAATAGATCTGATGTGAGTCCAGAGTTACTTGCTCAGTACAAAGAAATAACTCAAGTCAAAGAGACACCAGATAAGGTCTATGTCAGCTACGCTGGTATTGAGCCATTCTCATCCATGATGTCTATTTCTGCTACAGCTGGTGAGTATGCGATGGTAGACGGTAGTGAGGTAGACATGGAAAAGCTGATGATGGGAGCTACCCTAGGATTGTATCAATACACATCTGAACAGCCTATGCTGCAAGGCTACGGTGAGCTAATGAAAATGTTTTCGTCCAAGGCAAATGATGCGCCATCAATGCTTTATAACGTGATGGCACAAGTATCCAAGCAGACTAGTTCATATGTAATTGGTGGATCTCCAGCTGGCGCTTACTCATCATTCATTGCCAGCATTGAGCGTATTGTAAAACCAGAGAAAAGCTTGGTGATGGAGGCAGTATCTCCTGATGATGTGAATCTTATCTCTGGTGCTGAGAAGGGATTTTGGGAGGCTTTTGCACAAGCTAAGTCTAGAAATCCATTGACATCAGATACGCTACCAGTACAGCTAGATGCAATCACAGGTAATGAAAAGCGTATTGGCAAAGGTAACTGGTCAGAGATGTGGGATCCATTTAAATCAAGCGATGGTAAGTATTCTCCAGCTCATGCGGTACTGGTGGAATACGGTGTGCCAATGCCTAAGATTCCTAAAAAAATTGATGGTGTTGAATTAACTGACAAGCAATACAATCAATGGATTCAAATTGCTACTGAGACTTTTAACATTGAAGACAAAATTGTTAAGCTTGGATCTAGTAAGGAATTTAGATCATTAGCATCTACAGACTTGGGTGCTGCTCAAGCTTTATTAAACAAGGTTATATCTGATGCATATAACGGCACACCAACTAATCAGGGTGCTAAATATATATTGCTTGCTGATCCAGAAAATATGGACTTAGCTGATGCAATTGAAGGTGTAAAAGAAAAGCAGCGTGAATTCGGAAAATATAAAAGGTAAGGACTAACATGGCAAACTATCCAATATCAAACGTATCACGAAGAGTGGTCTACACAGGTAGTGCTGGTGTGGGTCCATACTCATTCTCATTCGAGATCATTGCAGCTGGTGACGTAGATGTCTATAAGAATGACACGCTACTTAGCCTGACTACAAACTATACAGTAACGATTAATAGCAATGGAACAGGATCTATAACTCTTGTGTCGGCTGCTACTGGCAGTGATCGCATTACCATTGTTGGAGCTAGAGCGATTGAGCGAACCACAGACTTTGTAACTGGTGGTGACTTGTTTGCTAATACGCTGAATGAAGAGATTGACTCACAGACTATCTTTGTGCAGCAGGTAGCAGAGACAGCAGAGCGCTCGATCAAGGCTCCAGTAACTGATCCTACCAACATCAACATGACGCTACCATCACAGACTTCACGAGTTGGTAAGACGTTAGCATTTGATGCTGATGGTAATCCTATTGCTGGTGATCCAATTGGTAACTGGCGAGGTGATTGGGCTACTGCAACATCATATCAAAATCGTGACTTAATTAAAGACACAACAAACAGCAATGTATATATTGCATTGGCTGCTCATTTGTCTTCTGGTTCACTGCCAATTACCACTAACACTGATTCCGCAAAATGGGGATTAGTGGTTGATGCTGCTGCTGCTAGTACCTCTGCTAGTAATGCTTCAACCTCTGCTACTAACGCTGCATCAAGTGCAAGCTCGGCAAGTACGTCTGCTTCTAATGCTTCTAGCTCTGCATCAAGTGCATCAACGTCTGCTTCTACAGCAACAACCCAAGCAACCAATGCATCTAACAGCGCATCATCTGCCGCAACTAGCGCAACCAGTGCAAGCAATAGCGCATCATCTGCATCTACATCAGCTACCAATGCATCTAACTCAGCGTCATTGGCAGCAGCAAACGCAGCCTCTGGATTGTACTCATCAGTAATAGATAAGAGTGCAAACTACACTGTAGTTATAGGTGATGCTGGCGCTCTAATTCGTGTAACTACAACAAGTGGCGCAATCACAATTACACTACCAACAATTAGCACAGTAAATGATGGCTTTAAAGTTGCTGTAGTTAAATGGACTGGTGACGGAAATGGTGTAAGCGTAGTTAGATCTGGATCGGATACAATCAATGGCGCAACTTCATCAGCAATAGGATCTCAATACACTAGCACTACATTTGTTGCAGACTTTGAAAGTAATCAGTGGCTTGCTGTATCTAGTGGTCTAGGATCAACTAACGTAGCGGTTGATCAATTCAGTGGCAATGGATCTACCGTAGCATTTACTTTATCTGGTGATGCAGGTAGTGAGAATAATACTCAAGTGTTTGTATCTGGAGTCTATCAAGAGAAAGATACTTATTCATTGTCAGGCACTACGCTGACATTCTCTGCTGCACCACCTACTGGTACTGGCAACATAGAGGTAGTGTGGACTGCTCCACTGTCTATTGGTGTACCTAGTGATGGCACCGTTACTTCTGCAAAGATGGCAGCTGGCGCAGCTGTTGCTAACATTGGATATACACCAGCTAATGATTCTTTAGTTGTACATTTAGCTGGAGCTGAGACAACAACTGGTGCAAAGCGTGGTGCGGTAGTTGCGCTAACTGATGGTGCAACTATTACCGCAGACTTTGCTGCCGCTAATAACTTTAGCGTAACGCTCGGTGGTAATCGTACTCTTGGCAATCCAACTAATGTGGTGGCTGGTCAGTCTGGCATCATTAAGATTAGTCAGGATGGAACAGGAAGTAGGACACTTGCATACGGATCTAGCTGGGACTTTCCTGCTGGTGCTGTACCATCACTTACCACTACAGCTAATGCGGTAGACATACTTGCTTACTATGTGGATACATCAACTAACATTACTGCTCGTTTAGTTGGAGATCGTAAATGAGTGTATTACATAGTAATCCATTCCTGCTTGCATCAGGTAGTCCTACTGATCCTACGTTCCCAGTGCAGCGTAGTGTGCGACTGCGATCAAGTGCGACTGCTTACTTTAATCGTACTCTAACAACTCCTACTAATAATAAGATTTGGACTTGGAGTGGCTGGGTTAAACGTGGCAGATTGGGTGTGTCTCAAACACTTATTGGTACTACTGATAATAATACATCTTCTGCAAACGTAGATAGATTTCAAATTAATTCTAATGATTCATTGGAATACTTTAGTTATTCATCAGCTTATACAATTCAGATTATTACGACACAAGCATTTCGTGATACATCAGCGTGGTATTACATTACATTGGCTGTAGATACAACACAAGCTACTGCGGCTAATCGTATTAAAGTTTATGTTAATGGAGTACAAGTTACTGCATTTGGAACTGCAACTTATCCATCTTTAAATTACAACACTTATATAAATAGCGCAATACCTACATATTTAGGTGTTTATAACAACGCAGGTAGCGGAATTTCACTTCCTTTTGATGGCTACCTAACAGAATTAAATTTCATTGATGGTCAACAATTAACACCATCATCATTTGGTGGCTACAACTCTGGCACTGGTGTATGGGAACCTCGTAGATATTCTGGAACATATGGCACTAACGGTTTCTATTTAAACTTTAACGATAACAGCGCAGCAACTGCAGCAGCTATTGGTAAAGACTCTAGCGGTAACGGTAACAACTGGACACCTAATAATATCTCTGTAACTGCTGGTGTAACGTATGACTCGATGTTAGATGTGCCTACAAATACTAGTGCTACTAATGCTAACTTCTGTGTAATTAATCCAATAAATCAATCTGGGCAAACAATTACCAACGGAAATCTAACAGCTCAATGGTCACTTACTGCCGCAGGTCATAGAAGTACGTTTGCTATGGATTCTGGCAAGTGGTATTGGGAAGTCACTATGACTTCTATTAGCAACCAAACAAGCACAGGTATTATTAGAACAGACTCTTCGTTAACCACTGACTTTGCTGTTGTAGGTAGTAATGCTGTTTCTTACTTTGCGTTAACTGGTGGTAGGTATGTCAACGGAACTCTTACAGCTTATGGCGCAACTTATGCAACAGGAGACATTATAGGTGTTGCGGTTGATGTTACGAATAATACAATTACATTTTATAAAAATGGTACTTCTCAAGGCGCAATAACTGGATTAAGTTTGTCTGGTTTTTCTTGGTACGTTGCTTCTTGTAATTCAAACAATCAAGCAAACCAAATAGCGAACTATAACTTTGGTCAACGCCCATTCAGCTACACTCCACCTACAGGATTTGTAGCACTCAATACCTTTAACTTACCTGATCCTGCTGTTGTTAATGGCGCTACGCAATTTGCTGTTACTACATATACAGGTACAGGTGCAACACAAAACGTCACTAATACTGTAAATGATGTTTCTTTTAAACCTGATTTTATTTGGATAAAATCACGAAGTAATATTACAAACCATACTATTTTTGATAGTGTTCGTGGAATAAATTCAACATCAGCAGGTTTATTTTCTAATCTTCTTGATGCTGAAGGAACTTCAGTTAATTGTGTTAGCGCAACATTATCTAATGGATTTACTATTAGTGGTAGTTCAGGAAGTTTAAATTTAAATACTTATACATATGTAGGCTGGCAATGGAAAGCATCTAATGCAACAGCAGTAACTAACACATCAGGTTCTATAACGTCATCAGTAAGCGCTAATCCAACAGCAGGTTTTAGTATTGTTACCTATACAGGTACAGGTGCTAATGCTACGGTAGGTCATGGGTTAGGTGTTGCACCTAGAATGATATTGAATAAAGCAAGAAATTCTGCATTTAACTGGCACGTTTATGTTGCCGCTATAGGTAATGGAGATCTTGAAGGACTTAATACAACATCAGCATATAACGCAGGTTCTAATTGGTTTAATGGAACAGCCCCAACATCTTCTGTATTCTCTGCTGGAGCTTCTCAAGGAACAGCTACTTACGTTTCATATTGCTTTGCAGAAGTAGCTGGATATTCTAAGTTTGGTAGCTACACAGGAACTGGAAACTCCGATGGTAATTTTGTCTATTTAGGATTTAGACCAAGATTCTTAATTATAAAACCCACATCTACTACTGGCAATTGGGAGTTGATAGACACAACTAGAGATACATATAACCCTAGTGCGTTATTGTTACGTGCAAATAGTAGTGCAGCACAGGTAAGTGCTTCACCTATAAACGATATTCTTTCCAACGGATTTAAACCAAGAAGTGCAAATGGAAGTCAGAATGATGCTGGTGTTACATACATCTACGCAGCCTTTGCAGAAAACCCATTCAAGTATTCTTTAGCGAGGTAATATGTTTACACTTAACGGAAGTACACTACAACTAGACACACCATTTACTGATGCTAATGGTACTCAATACCCAGCCAACTGGCTGCGACTTGCTACACCAGAAGAGCGTACTGCTATAGGCATAGCAGAGGTAGCAGATCCAGAGCCATATGATGATCGCTACTACTGGGGTGTTGGCAATCCAAAGGATCTAGACCAGTGCAAGGCTACGCTGATAGCACAGGTAAAGCAGACTGCTGCGTCATTGCTTGCTCCTACAGACTGGAAGGTAGTACGCTTTATAGAATCTGCTGCGCCTATTGGCACTACGGTTACGGAGTATCGTGAAGCTATTCGTGCTGACAGTAACAATCATGAGACTGCTATCAACGCTTGCACTACGGTGGATGAACTGGCTGCGCTCCAATTAACTTGGACTGAGGAGTAATAACATGGCATTGACACAAGTACCTGCATCTATGCAGGAACCGACAGCGCAGTACACAGGATTTAAGAATCGCATCATTAACGGAGACATGAGAATAGATCAGCGTAGAGCTGGTGCAAGTGTTACTCCTACTGCTGATGGAACTTATACTATAGATAGATACGAAACAAGAATTTCTCAATCTAGCAAAATATCTATTCAACAAAGTACAACAGCACCTGCTGGTTTTACAAATTCAATGTTAGTTACTTCTCTAGCAGCAACAACTGTAGGATCATCTGATTATTTTGCAATATGCCAAAGTATTGAAGGTCTTAATCTTTCAGATTTTGGATGGGGAACAGCTAATGCTCAAACAATTACTTTGTCTTTTTGGGTTCGTTCTAGTTTAACTGGTACTTTTGGTGGTTCTATTTCTAACGGTTCTAATAGAAATTATCCTTTCACATACACAATTAATTCTGCTAACACATGGGAAAAAGAAACAATAACTATTGCTGGTGACACATCTGGAACTTGGCTTACTACCAATGGTAAAGGATTACAACTGTCTTTAAGTCTTGGGTCAGGTTCAACATTTAACGGAACTGCTGGTGCTTGGGGTTCTGCTGGATTTTTCTCAGCTACAGGAGCTACGAACTTAGTATCTACTAACGGAGCTACGTTCTTTATCACAGGTGTCCAATTGGAGAAGGGTACTACAGCTACTAGCTTTGATTTTCGTAGCATTGGGCAAGAGTTAGCTTTGTGTCAGAGGTATTTTTGGAAGTCATATTCTACTGATGTGGCTATCGGCACTATTAACTCAGCTGGTCCTATTGCAAGTATAGCCAATGCTGCACTTTCTGTTTACTTCCCAGTTTACTTTCCTGTAGAAATGAGAGCTGCGCCAACAATAACTTTTTACAATAACACTACTGGCGCAACAGGAACTTGGAGAGATGGTGGAGGAACTGATAGAACTATGAGTTCTGCCACTCCTAGCACAAGATTAGTTTCTGTTAGTAACTTCTCAACTGCGGCTAACTCCACTATCAATGGACATTTAACGGCAAGTATTGAACTATGACTATTTACAAACTTTTACCAGACACACAGATGGGTGCGGCACAATGCATAACACGCATTTCTGACAGTGCATTAATCCCATTTGATCCTGCAAACACAGACTACCAAGCATATTTAGCTTGGGTTGAACAAGGCAACACACCATTACCTGCGGATGAATAATCATGGAGAATCAGATTGTATTTAATTTTGTCGTGGCTATTGCTGGCTTTCTTGGTGTCTTTGTATTTAACACTGTTACTAGAAAACTTCAGAAGCTTGAGGATAAACTAGCAGAGATGCCTCGTGAGTACGTCCAGAAGGATGACTATCGTGCAGACATTGGCGAGATTAAAGCAATATTGAAACAGATCTTTGACAAGCTGGATAGCAAGCAGGACAAATGAAATGGAACCTATATCGACTGCAATCATGGTGGTGCAAGGTGTTAGCGCTATTGTCAAAGGTATCAGAAGCTTTGCTGATGAGGCTAACAAAGCAGTCGGTGAAATCAATAAGTGTGTTGAGTCTGGCAAGCAACTCAAAGACTCAATGGCTCCTATTACAAAGTTCTTCTCTGCTGCCAGCAAGTATGAGTCTGCTCGTACCCAGCTAGAGCAAGCAAAGGAAATCCAAGACAAGGCAATAGCTGCTGGCAATCCTGTAGCTGATGCCATGTCTGACGCTGAGTATGTGATGGAGATGATGTCTATTGATCGGCAGATCAAGCAGCACTATGATGACATCAAGCATTACTTCATCTATCACTTTGATGAAGCTGGTATGTGGGATGACTTCTCTAGTAGGTTAAATAGTCTAAGGCAGGAGCGTGAAGCAAAGGCAGAGGCAAAGCGCAGGGAAGAGACTGAGAAAAGATTAGCTCTTGCTGCTGAGAAAATGAGACTGCGTAGGATCAGTCAACGTAGGTGGGAAATTTTTTATAACTGTATCGGTGGCTTTGTAATTACACTGATCATTGCAGGGTTTGCGTGGTTTATTCGGTGGATGTTTAATCAGGGAGGTAGTCAATGAACAATGATGATTGGATGACCAAGAAGTGGAGACCAATGATGGCTATCACTTACATGGTAATTTGCTTGTGCGACTTTGTAATCTTTCCTGTCTTCTGGACTATCGTACAATTTTGGGAAACGCAAGCAGCCAATGATGCATTCAGAGAATGGACTTCACTGACTCTGCAATCGGGTGGATTCATACATATTACCTTCATGGCTATCCTTGGCATCTCTGCTTGGACTCGTGGTCAGGAAAAGATTGAATCAATTAAGGCAGGAAAGGAAGAGAATGCCTAGATCATGGATCATACTGGCTATGCTGGTGGTAGCTATCTCTGCTTACTTCTACGGACACAGGCAAGGACAGGCTGTCATACAGGCTGAATGGCAAGCAGAGAAAGCAGAAGCTAATGCACAGGCTGCACTGGCTATTAAGAAAGCGCAGGACGCAGCCATAGCTACCGAGCGCAGACAGGCTGCACAGTTTAGAACTGTGGAGGCTAAGTTAATTGCAGACAATAGAAAGGTACAAGATGAAAAGAATGCTTTGCTTGATGGGTTTAATAAGTCTGGTGGGCTGCGCCTCCCAAGCGCCAAGGGTACAAACAATAGTAACGGACTGCCCGAAGCTACCACCAGTGCCAGCGGCAATCAGCCAGAAACAATCTGCTACCTTCCTGAAGAATTTGTCAGAGATCTTGCAGCTGAAGCCGAGCGAGCAGACCAAATTGTCTACCAACTAACTGCCTGTCAAATGATACTTGAGGAAGAACGTAAATGAAACTAAGTGAACACTTTACTCTTGATGAACTTACGCATACGGATCATCGTGAGTTTGATAATGTGCCGAATGAATCTGAGCTGGCGAATCTTAAACGACTGGCTGCATTTTTGGAGACGGTTAAATCTGCGATAGGCGGCAAGCCTATTATCGTAAACAGTGCCTTCAGGTGTAAGGAAGTAAATGATGCCGTAGGGAGTTCGGATAAGAGTCAGCACAGGCTTGGATGTGCGGCTGATATTCGAGTTCCGCAAATGACTCCTGATGAAGTTGTGAAAGCGATCATCGCAGCTGGTCTTCCATTTGATCAGGTCATACGAGAGTTTGACAGGTGGACTCATGTGTCTATTCCTAATACGGCTGATGCTAAACCTCGTGGTCAGAAACTAATCATAGATAAGACAGGCACAAGACCATACGCATAATCCTGTGCCTGTGGTTTACTCTGCTACTGGCTCGACTTCTGGTTGGGCTGGTGGCATAGCAGCGCCAAGACTCTTTAGTCTATCAGCGTATTGCTTGCCATGCCAAAGCTTACGAACTGGATCAAGCTTATCTAGCGTAGCTTGGTTAGCCTCTTTGAGTTCACGCAACTTAGTCATGCGCTCTCGGTGCGTGTAGCTACCAGACTTAGCTGTCTTCATGGCTGTGGAATTGTACTCGTCCTCCCACTGATCAGAAGTCTCAAAGCTTTTTGCCGGATCAGGTTTGTTTGGATACATGAGATGCCATTCTCCACCAGTAACCACAGGCTCTGGCATTACCTGCACAGGCTTAATAGCATCCAGTGGATTGGCTGACTCTTGATCCTTTGGTACGTCCTCACCAGCGTAGATATACAGACCAATACCGTGCAGTGCAATTGCTTTAGCTAGGCAGCGCTGCATAGCTGTATTAACTTGGAATGCATCAGGGTTTACGACTGCTTTATTCCTGTGATCCATTACTGGCAGCTGGGCTGTACGCTCCACACCGAAAGCTTTGACTGTACAGAAAACCATCACAGTATCATTCCATCGGACTGGCTCTTTGTATTCCCATGTCGCAGCCGGATCATTAAGTAATAATGTATCTACTGCCCATGCCCAAGACAGATACGACAGCCCCATTTTTTTTTCTACAATTCCAGACACATCGATTTTGCGTAGCTCTGAAAACTTACTGATCTCTGACATCATGTCCTCCCATGTATGCTTGAATGGTTGCGAGAGTTGCAGCCACAATTGCATCCACTGCTAACAGAGATCTGTCTTCCAGCGGATAATCTATTGCTGCCTGAACTGCCTTGGCTGCCTCTAGTCTGGCTTTGATTAACGTGCCATCATTTATATTCACGACAATTCCTTTATTGTTAATGTAGATTGGCGCACCGAGTATGCCTCTTTGGCTGGTGTAATTTTCTCAGGTTGGGCTTTGTAGTTACGCATACCCCAGTTGATCTTATACTTGCCAGCAATACCAACAGGTTTATCCTGTAGCAATTCCTTGAGCTGTGTCTCGCACTGGTTTATCAATTCAGTACGTGCCTCGATCTCAGCCTTGCATTCAAGGATAAGCTTTGCATACTCAGCTGCTGCATCATCCAGCTCTACTGGCTCAGATTCTGAGCTTGCTACCGAATACATTCTGTCAGCGTCCTTGCTATTCTGTGCAGGGAAAGCCTCGATCCTATGCTCATTCTTGTAAATCTCAAGACGATTCTGGAAGTCTAGTGCTACCTGCTTAATGCGATCCAGTGTGGCTTGATGTGGAGTGAATAAGAATATGCGTAGCTTAGTGCCTTGGTACAGTGTAGCTACAGCGCCCCACTTAGCTTGCATAATATCCATTTGAGCCTGTAACTGGATAGCTCCTCTCCACAGTGGTGGCTCTTCCTCTGGTGCATTACCTGTAAGCTTTGCCTCCAGCACTCCGAGTCCGTCCAGCACAATGCTTGGCGCTCCCATCACATAGATACCCGCATCAGGATCATGCTTAATCAGCTGGCTACGTCCATCAGCTAAACCATCGAGCGAGCAGCACAAAGGTATGGACTCGTGGAAGTATGGTTTTTCATGAGTTAGCTGGAGATCGGATAACTCTAGGCGCTTTGCAGTCTCAGCCAAGATCATTGGCTCTAACTGATTTCCCCAGTCCATAGCCTCATTGCTTATGTTGGGTGGAGTCTTACCTGCTATGGCTCCAATGGATACCTGCAACTCGTCATTAGGGCTGCGGTACTTACTCATACCCATGACAGCTGGCAAACGGCTGGCTGACAGGATTGTATCGGGTGTGACTTTGCCTACCATATTATGTCTCCTAGATATTTATAGGTGCGGATTGTACGAGCATGAGCGCTCGAATGCTTTGCTACTGTGTAACCGTTTGGCTGCCACTGATGACCACGAAAGACAGCGCCAAGTACACTTGGATGGATATCATCCGGCACAGGCACAGCCTCTCTTACTTCATTAATACTGACACTGCCATGCACTTTGCTGTAATCGATGGCAAAGGATCTCGCAGCTGCTAAATACTCAGCCTTGGTTTCCTCATGGTGGCGCATGATGTCTAGCTTTAACTGCTTACCAGAAGGTATATCCCATGCCGATCTCATAGCCACCCCGCTACAGCTGCGACTAATACTGCTATGCCGATAGCGATAATTACGTTATCCATTATGTCTTTATGATCCATGTCCATTCTCCCTTCTAAAGTTAGCTACTCTTTGTTTGGCAGTGGTGTATGCCCACTGTACTGCTTCCTCCTGCGATTCAAAGCAAACTGATCTCTGCTTTACACCGAAGTCTGAAAATTTATGGTTAAGCTTTCTTGCGTTTTGTACCCATGCAAAATAGTTAAAGCCATCATTACGCAATCCAACTACCCAGCCAACTTCCCTACCTTTTGAATCTTTAATTCCAGATCCAATAAAGCTTTCAATGGGATCTGTCATTAAAAAATCATTTGGATTTTGCACAACTTCAAGTTTTTTACGGAAATCAAGTGAGTATCCACAGCTATTAATAGCTTGCTCTGCCTCAGTGCCAGCCTCAATAGAAAAACCATTGTCATTAAAATTATCAACGCTGATCCCATGAATACCCAAAGAATAGATAGCTTTAAGTATCCAAGGATATTGGCTGCCATTACCTAAACCAAAGTCCTTACCCAAAGCATTGCGCTTTGCCTCATTCATTAAGAACAATACTGCTTTTGTCTTGTCCATTATGCAATCTCCCTTGCAATGATGTTGGATACTTGTGATGCTGACCAGTTGATGCTGCCACGAACTGTCTGAACTTTGCGCTCAGTTAATGCTGCTGCTATCTGACGCAGACTTGTGTAACCAGCTGCTTTCAAGTCACGAATGATTGGCAATACTTTCTGTGCAAACTGATCTGCATTAGCTTGCAGAGCTGCTACACCAGCCGCTGAACTAATTGCTGGTGACTTAGTGCCAAGCTTTACACCACGAGCCTTGGCTGCGTCTAATGCTGCCTTGGTGCGCTTACTAATCTGTTCACGCTCTTCATCAGCAAAGATTGCTTTGATATTGAATTCCAAGGTGGATGTGTGTGGCATATCAGCAGCAAGAATGCCGATGCCTGATTTGCGGAGAGTAATTAGAAAGCCAGCATCACGACTAAGACGATCCAACTTAGCGATCAATATAGTAGCGCCAGTCTTTTTGCAAAGATCGATGGCTGCTTCTAATTCAATACGGTTATTTTTCTTGCCGGATTCTACTTCTGTGAATGAAGCAATGATGTCATCAGCGTAGTGCTTGACTGCTTCCTGCTGCGCTTCTAAACCCAAGCCTGAACGTCCTTGCTTGGCAGTTGATACACGAAAGTAAGCTACATATTTGGTCATTTTAGATCTCCTGTTTCTCGGTAGATTGACTGGTTTGTAGTGCCAGTTCCGTTAATGTATGCGATATCGCAGCGATATGCAACAACTTATTTCAAAATAATTTAACTAAATACATGGTTCCGCAGGTCAGTTGTGATATCTTGGCGCAATACAAAAGGGAGGTAAGATGGAAAATAAGTACAATACGTTGCTAATTAGGCTACGTCCTGAAACCAGAGCATTGTTGGATCGTGCAGCTGGAGAACAGCGTAGATCTAGGGCATCAATCATTGATGAGTTGCTGCTGGACAGCCTTAAACAGCGCTATAACAGCACACATGACAGGCTAAACAAGATGCTGGGTGCAGTGTGATTCGACTAGCAGCCACTCCAGATCTGCCATACATAGTATCTCTGTCCAAGACTGAGAGCCTATCTCTTGGGTTTATACCTAAGATGGCATACGAGGCTGCTATTACAGGTCACAAAGGTGGCAAACGCTGGTCTACTACCTGCAATGACAGGCTATTTGTGTGCGAGGAGAACGGTGATCTGGTAGGGTTTGTGATGTTTAGCTACGGCAAGATAAGCAAGTGCAACCAGATAGCTATACAGGCTGATGCTAGGCTGATTGAGCGTGGCAAAGCTTTGCTATCAGCTGGTATCTCGCATGGGAATCTGGTAGGTAGGGAAGACTTTGCCTGTGGTTGCGCTGATGATCTACCAAGCAATTTATTCTGGCAGCAAATGGGCTGGGTTAAGGTGGGTGAGCGCCAAGGTATCAGCCACAAAAACACATGGCTGGAGACTAGTAAGCGCAAGATTAACGTGTACAGATACCAGACCAACTCATTATTTACTAATGACTTTGGATTGATTCTGCCTAAAGATGATGCAGTAATTGCTTTGTGAGGTGTGTATGAATGGACGAGGTAAGCGTAACAAGGGTGCAGCTGGTGAACGTGAGCTGGCAGGTATCTTAAAAGACCACCTAGGGTTTGAAGTTAAAAGAAATCTAGGACAGGCGAGGGATGGAGCTGACGATATAACTATTCAGAAGTTCCGCATTGAAGTTAAACGACAAGAAAGGTTACAGGTAGACAAATGGAGCGAACAAGTGGAATCATGCAGCAAGTCTGGAGAAATACCAATACTGGCATACAGGAGGAACGGACAGCCTTGGAGAATATGCCTGAAGCTAGACGATTTTATCCCGATGCTACGAGATGCACTGGAATGACATGGAAGTATCTGGTTGACCAGTTGATGGGTGTTAATCCACCGATCATCAGGGTTGCTGGCAAGATGGTCATCAACATTGGCATAGGTGGTGACACACCAACCAAGGTAGGTAAGCCTAGGACATCCAACTTTGATCTGATCGTGGCTCATGTACTGCGTGAAGCTGGTAGCCTATCCACACCAGAGCTGCATGAGGAGATATTGCTATTACGTGAGCAGATCAGCATGGAGTCACTGTTTAGGCTGTGTAAGCGCATGGAGAATAGAGGTCAGCTGGTGTCTAGTAAACAGGCTAGGACTAGCGGTAATGGGAGAGGTGTCAATGTATGGCAGCTGGCAAAAAGGTAGAAGGTTTCATTGAAGACAGGCTGTGTAGCAGCTGTAGACAAAGGAAAAAGCCGGAGGGAGGAGAATGGATCCTGTTCAACAGAGGATTAAATCGGAGGTGGAACTGCAGGGAGTGCAATACACGAAGGGTTGCCAGACTTGCCAACACTCGGTAGCACACGCTGAAGGACTGTGGTGCAAGCTGTGGGATTGTGAGTCTATTGGATATTGTGAGGGTTATGAGTATGAATCAGGCACAGCCTAGTCCATGTGCATTGTGTGGGAGATCTCATCTTGCTTATGGTGTGGTGGTAGTAAATGGTAAGGAAGTCTGTACATATTCTGATGAATGGAAGGCTGAATGCGAGTTAAGGACTGTGATGCGGTTCCCTGACAAGGCTAGAAAGCCCAAGGTTACTAAGCTTATGTACTTGGACATGGTAGAGAAAGAAAGAGGTTATCCAACAAGGAAAGCCATGAGAGATGAGATGGTTAAAAGATACAGGGAGAAGAAATGACAGATAGAGACTTACTTTGGAAGCTATACGCTGAGTACATGACGCATGGCAATCTGTGTACAGAGACGCTAACAATGCTTGTAACTAGGCTAAAGGAGCCAGTATCGATGGCTGATGAGTGGAAAATGGAATGCATCAGAATGCTGGAGGATATTAAACACTTGCAGACACAGCTAAACAATTACCAATGACGCAGTTCAAGATACCACCAGCTCCAATTCTGAAGAAGAGGAAGACTCCACCGAGGAAGACACAGTACGCAATCATGCCACTACGAGCGCTGACAGATAAGCGCATCACTGACAGGAATCGTACTGTACTTGCCATGATGTCATCATTTGCTAACAGGGCTGGAATCACTTGGGTAACTCACAAAAGGATAGGTGAGGAGTTTGGAATCACTCGTCAATCCATCCAGCGCATGATGGGAAAGCTTAGAGATGCTGGGTATATTGAGAAGGTATCAGGTTACAAAGTTGGCATCAAAGGTATTACTTACAGGATCATCTACGATCCCAAGATCAGCGCACAGGATGCAGTTGCAATAGCAGGTAACGGTATTGATTTAGAGGTAGAGCAGTACAACCAAGAGGATCCAGTAATGACATTTCGTAATCATCAACCACAGCCGATAGGCGCATTCTTAAAGGACTTACCAGTGGCTAAACCTAAGAGCAAACAGAAAGAGCAGCGTGAAGAGGCTGCAGAAGTGCGGAAGACGTATAAGGGAGAAGACTATAGTCGAGAGTTCTCTCGCACAGCGCAAGCAATCTGCGGAGTCGAGCGCTTGCCAAACGAGCAAGACAAAGCGATAGCTGCCGAATTAGCAACACATCAGGTGGATCTGGATCAGTTCAAGCAAATGCTGGTGGAATCAATCACATGGCACAAGCAAACAGGTAAGCAGCCACCAGCAGGACTAGGTTATTACAAGCAAGTAGCACTGGCATTACGTAAAGCCTAGGTAGTGGGTGTGTCTGTACAAAAACGAATGGTTCGATTCGAGTTTGTACAGGCATAATACGTTATCATTATGGTACGTTACGATATCAATTAATTAACGCTGTGTTATCAAAGTGGCATTATCCCCCCCCACCCCACCACCTATCGATGGGGGGACTGACACAATTTTTCCTGACTTTTCCTTGGAGGTTGTATGGTTAGCTTATTGATGTACAACTTAGTGATATTTTTTGGTGGGATGATGTTTGAAAGATTCCTAAGATCACTTGATGGCTACGCTAAAGAATATCTTTTATATAAAAGGTATCACAGTGATAAGTTTGATCCTGAGTAGTTGCGTGTTGCATTCCTATAGAGTTGCAACGTGCAACACTAAGCCAGAGTGGAGATGCGGCAACGGAACCACACCCGAAGAAAAAGGGATGATCTCTAAAAAGAGAGTGCGCTCTTGTTTATCTAAGCTACTTAGTCTGCCAAACTAAGATGGTTAAACTGGCTCCGATCTGGTTGCCTTGTCTCATCCGAGGGGCTAACAGAAGAAATACCTAACCATTCGCTACGTTTATCCCTATTGGTCACGCACTACCGCAAGGACAGCTGGGTTATGGCTGCATTCACCAATCTTACTTCAATTGAGGAAAAAAACAATATTGGTAATTACTATTGATTGCTAAATACTGATAGTTAAAATGCATATGCTTGTTTGCAGAATTTGAGATACTGATGGCTGTTTAGGAAGGGAGATAGAAGTGGAATATGACAATACCAATCGTGGCACACTTTTCAAAGCGAAAGAAAAGAAAAGTGAGAAGAGTCCTGATTACACTGGCACTATTAATATTGCTGGTACTGAAATGCGCTTATCTGCTTGGCTGAAGGAATCGAAAGCAGGTACAAAATACTTTAGTCTGGCAGTGTCCGAGAAGGATGGTCAGTACGAAAGTAAGAGCAATGCTCGTCCTAGATCTGAAGGTAGGACTGATGGCAATGCCTCTCATGTAGATGACGATATTCCATTCTGATGGCTACCAAGAAAAGAGTACGCACTCCAGATCCTGAAGCTGGTCTGCCAGCTGGGGCAATGATGGAGACGGATATCTGCATAGCGTATACCTTAAAAGGTATAACCTACCTGCCTCACTACAGTGAACGAGTCTACGTAGGGTTAGGTTATGGGGTTACTAACTTTGATACTTATTTGGGTATTGAGTTGAAAGCCTTGGGTGCTAAACCTGTGGAGCTGGCGCTGTGGAAGAGGAGACAGTTTTAGGGAAAGCGGATGCTGTGTAAGATTGACCGTACATCGGTGTAAGTCCGATGGCACAGACGCAGCGAGTACCTACCTTTTTAAGGCTGAGTCGCACAGTTTTCCTTAAACTTACGCTGGCTAGGGTTGCGACTGCCAGCTCCAACACGCATGAGGATTGGATGGAGCAGACCCTAGTGGGATGGGGGACTAGACAGCTCAGTATTAACGAAAACCGACTACTAATCGGGAATTAGTGAAAAGCTGTTAATAGTAAACGGAGTGGCGGGCGGGCTAGTAACCCAATGTGTCCACACCGATCAGTCTTCAGTCGTGTTGGTGGATGCGTAGGCTGATACGCAGATTTAAATGTGGTCGTGAATGGTAGGTGGCTAATCCCATGTCGCTGAAAACACATTATGGGAAACTTCACAAGTCGGAGATAAGCACCGATCACCAACTTCAATTTAAAGATTATGGCTACTAAAAAAGAAAAAGAGAAGTTTCCAAACCAGATACCACCATTGAAGAACTATGGTGGTGTACGTCTCATCCAGAAAAGACTGGAGAGATCCGGCACTCTGGAGGCTAACAGGGAGGCTGTCGCTTATGCACTACTATCAATGGCGAATACAAAGCTATCAGATATCATGGAATGGGATTCCTCTGGTAACGTCATGGTCAAAGCCAGTAAAGACATACCAGAACACGCTCTCCATGCCATCAAAAAGCTAACCAGTCGCACAGATCGGGAAGGTAATTCCTATATCGAGATTGAGTTGCATGACAAAGTGCAGGTATTGCGACTGCTGGCTAAAGCTTCTGGACTCTTGGACGGTGGCGATAATGGAGACAAACCTAGCGTGATTGGTATTAATATCAAAGCGCCCACAGTGATTGATGTAAACGATGAAGACTAAGGAAACTAGCGGTAAGTCAGTACCAGATATCGGTATCAACTTAGACTTTTCGGACTCGCCAAAGGTGTGGGAGTTCATGCAGTCGGATAATTTCGTCCAAGGCTTGATGGGTCCAGTGGGTAGTGGTAAGTCATATGCGTGTGCAGCCAAGATATTTATTAAGGCTATCCAGCAAAAACCCAGCCCTATAGACAATATTCGCTACTCACGCTGGGCGATAGTGCGAAACAGCTACCCAATGCTAAAGACCACTACGATTAAAACGTGGCTGGATCTGTTTCCTGAGAATACATTTGGTTCCCTGCTTTGGACTCCACCGATTACCCATCACATCAGGTTGCCAGCTAGAGATGGTGCAGCTGGTGTGGATTGCGAAGTCATATTTTTGGCACTTGATCAACCAAAGGACGTAAGAAAACTACTGTCCTTAGAACTTACAGGAGCATGGGTCAATGAAGCAAGAGAGTTACCTAAAGCCGTTATTGATGGTCTTACTCACAGGGTTGGCAGGTATCCTACTAAGCGTGACGGTGGGAGTAGTTGGCACGGTATATGGATGGATACGAATCCCATGGATGATGATCACTACTGGTATCGGTTAGCAGAAAAAGAAAAGATGACTGGAAAGTATGCTTGGAAGTTCTTCAAGCAGGAAGGCGGTGTAGTCGAGGTTAGCCACACTGATTTGCCAGACAATCCAGAGGCTAATGATCATATATTTGCAGCTGGTAAATGGTGGAAGCTAAACCCTAAAGCAGAAAATATTAAGAACTTACCTGCTGGCTATTACCAGCAAATGCTATTAGGTAAAAATTTAGACTGGATCCGCTGCTACGCTGGTGGACAATATGTCTATGTGCAGGAAGGAAAACCAGTCTGGCAGGAATATGATGACTCCATGATGTCTGGTGATGTAAATGTGGATCCAACTCAAGCTATACAAGTAGGTTTGGACTTTGGTTTGACTCCAGCTGCTGTGATTGGGCAGCGTTTGCCTAATGGTCGGTGGAATATTCTTGATGAAATCGTTACTGAAGACATGGGTTTGGAGCGTTTTGGTCAGCAACTGCTGGCAGAGTTAAACGCAAAGTACCCAAACTTCCAAGTATTGCTGTGGGGTGATCCAGCTGGTATGGCACGAGATGCGATTTATGAGGTAACAAGCTTTGACTACCTACGCACTTTGGGTTTGCGCGCACAACCAGCTCCATCAAATGACTTTAAGGTGCGTAGAGAAGCAGCTGCTATGCCGATGCAAAGACTGATTCAGGGTAAAGCTGGGCTGATGGTCAACACTCGGTGCAAGTTATTGCGTAAAGCACTGGCTGGTGGCTATCACTTTAAGCGTATTGCTGTGGGTGCAGGTCATGAACGGTTTAGAGATGCGCCAAACAAGAACGAGCATTCCCACGTAGGTGACGCATTTGGCTACTTGCTGCTAGGTGGTGGTGAGCATAAGAGATTAACCAAGCCGCAACACCTACAAAATACGATAGTTGTGCAGACTATTGCTAATTCAGACTTTGATCCGTTTGAATGATCAACATAATCGAGTTAAACGAGCGATTACCTAGAAAAGCTGGGGTGTGCTACATACCAATGGTTCCCAGCCACCTACATCATATGAGAATTACAGAGGATCAACTTCCATTTGCGAAGGCTGTCTCTATGGATACCATGCTTGAGATGCAAGCTAGGCTCGGACTCGCAGTCACTGCTCTAGTTCATGGCAAACCTGTAGCAATGTTTGGCTGCATCATGCTGTGGACTGGTGTAGCTGAGATGTGGTCAATCATATCTGATGACGCTAGACGCTATCCCAAACAGCTAACACTGGTTGCTAAAGGCTTTAGCGATATCGTGGCGCAATCACTCTCATTGCACAGGCTCCAACTTACGGTAAGATCCGATGAGCCGAGGGCATTACGCTGGGCAGAGTACCTTGGTTTTGAGATCGAAGGACTAATGAAAAAATATAGTCCTGACGGTGCGGATACTTATATTTTAGCGAGGGTTTAATCATGGGTGGAATGTTCGGTGGTGGTGGTGACGGTGGTGCAGCAGCTGCAATGGCAGAGCAAAAAAAAGAAACAGAAAGAATGAGGGCGCAAGCAGAAGCAGATAAGCGAGATATGTTAGAAACTCAGCAAGCTGGCTTAAAAGCTCGTCAACGTGGTGGCGCTCGTGCGTTATTGTCTACAGCTCGTGTAGATGGTGAAGAAGGTTTGAAAGATACGCTAGGCGGTTGATATGGATAAGATGAAAAAGAAGGTTGCCAAGGTTATGCGTGAGTATAAATCCGGCAAACTGAAATCATCGAGTGGCGATAAGGTCACATCTAAGGATCAAGCTGTAGCTATCGCTATGTCAGAAGCTGGCATCAAGCAGAAAGGTAGCAAATGAAAGCTGGACTTTATGCCAATATTCATAAAAAGAGAGAGCGCATAGAAAAGGGATCTGGTGAAAAGATGCGTAAAGCTGGATCCGAGGGCGCTCCTACTGATGCTGCATTTAAGAAAGCAGCTAAAACCGCAATGAAACCAAAGAAGAAATAATATGAAATTTTCTTTAGAAGTTGAAATGAAAGGCAATGAGCATGACGAAGAAAAAAAGTCAGCTCCTACTGCTTTTCAAAAGAAAGTAGCAAAGATGCTTGCTCAGAAATCTGGCAGAAGTAAGCCTAATGAGATGGACTTTAAAAAGGCTGCTGAGTTAGAAGACGAGGATGATTGATGGCTACAACTCCAGTAGAACTTGAGTCGCTAACTACCAAGTCTAGGTTCGTTACGCTTGCTCAAAAAAACAATGCTGGCACTTATGTAGTAGCAGGATCTGATGCGCCATTGATTATGGTGGACGTAAACCATCAGCGCAATCACGATGGTCGAGCATTCTTTGCTTATAAGATGTATCCAGATAGTGCGCCATTAGCAGCTGGCGCTAGTTTAGATATTGCTCTAGCTGCTCCTGCTGGTGTATTCCCACACATAACTATTGATGCTATGTGTTTAGGTGATGCGGAACTTTATATCTATGAAGGAGCCAGCGCAACTGGTGGCACTTCATTTACTCCAATAAATAGAAATAGAAATTACGCACTTACCAATACTAGCCAGATAGCAATGATTATTTCTCCTACTGTTACATCATTAGGTAGCGAACTTGATGCACAGATTATTGCTGGTGGTGCAGGTAAAAAATCAGGTGGTGGTGTAGCTGGATCTTTAGAGTATGTATTAAAACCATTGACTACATACTTGTTTAGGCTAACCAATGTAAACGGAACTGCTCACGCTGCACATTTAGCTTTGGAGTGGTACGAATGAAGAAAGAGCATAAGAATCCAAAGGGTGGATTAACTGAGGCTGGACGTAAATATTTTAAACGTACAGAAGGAAGTAATTTAAAGGCTCCAATTAAGGAAGGCACTAACCCTAGACGAGTATCTTTTGCTGCGAGATTTGGTGGTATGGCTGGTCCACTTGTGGATGAGAATGGTAAGCCAACAAGATTAAAACTAGCATTAAAAGCGTGGGGATTTGGAAGCAAAGAGGCAGCTCGCAACTTTGCGAATAAGCATAAAAAGGATTGATATGGCTACTAAGTATTCATCAAAATTATCAGCAGAAGATATTCTTAAACGACACGACATAGCATTAAGACGCAAGGATGACTTTCGTGCATTGTACGAAGACGCATACGAGTTCGCTCTTCCACAGCGCAATCTCTACGATGGGTACTGGGAAGGTAAAGTAGGTGGACAGAAAAAGATGGTGCGAGTGTTTGACTCTACCGCTATCAACTCTGTGCAGCGCTTTGCTAACCGTATGCAGTCTGGCATATTCCCACCACAGCGCAAGTGGTGCAAGCTTGAGGCTGGTACAGATATACCACCAGATCGTAAGATGGAGGCACAACTTGCTCTAGATGTTTACCTAGACAAGATGTTTTCTGTAATCAAGCAATCAAACTTTGATATAGCTATCGGTGAGTTCTTGCTTGATCTGTCAGTCGGTACTGCTGTGATGATGGTGCAGTCAGGTGATGATGTTAATCCTATTAACTTTGTGCCAGTACCACAGTATCTAGTTGCAATTGAAGAGGGTGCGAATGGCGCAGTCGATAACGTGTACAGACGTATGCGTATTAAGGCTGAAGCAGTCCAGCGTCAATGGTCTGATGCAGAGATTACTGGTGATCTAGCTAGACTTGTAGAACAAAAACCAACTGAGGAAGTTGAGTTTGTTGAGGCAACTATATTCGATCAAAAGCGTGGTGACTATTCTTACTGTGTCATTCATAAAGAATCTAAAACTAAAATTGTAAATCGCACAATTAAGGTTTCACCTTGGGTTGTATCACGTTACATGAAAGTAGCTGGTGAGATCTATGGTCGTGGTCCCGTTATCACAGCACTGCCAGATATTAAAACTTTAAACAAAACAAAAGAGCTGTTATTAAAAAATGCAGCGCTCGCAATTTCTGGTGTTTACACTGCCGCTGATGATGGTGTCATAAATCCTGCAACAATTCGTATCGTTGCTGGTGCAATTATTCCAGTAGCTCGTAACGGTGGTCCACAGGGCGAATCATTAAAAGCATTACCAAGATCTGGTGACTTTAATGTGTCGCAGTTAGTCATCAATGATCTGCAACAAAACATTAAACGCATACTGCTTGATGAATCACTGCCACCAGATAACATGAGTGCAAGATCTGCTACTGAGGTAGTAGAGCGCATGAAAGAGTTATCACAAAATCTTGGCTCTGCATTTGGTCGTTTGATTAATGAGACGATGATTCCATTAGTAGAAAAGATTTTGCAGGTAATGGATGATCGTGGATTGATCGATATGCCACTGCGAGTTAATGGTTTAGAAGTGCGTGTGATGCCTACTTCACCATTAGCTATGTCGCAGAACATGGAAGAGATCCAGAACATTATGCAGTATGCACAGATCACTGCAAGCTTTGGACAGGAAGCGCAATTCGCTTTGAAGAAAGGTGAAGCAATGGACATGATTGCTGAGAAGCTTGGTGTACCTGCAAGCTTGCGCTACTCACCAGAAGAACGAGCAATGGAGATGCAGAAGGCAGCACAAATGGCACAGCAGTTTGCAGCTGCTAATCCAGAGGCTGCGGCTCAAGCAGTAGGTAAAGCTGTTCAAGGTGGAGGAATGGTTTAATGGATTACGGAGATAGACCAGACGGATCCAAGAAAGGTAGTGGATACCTTGGTGAGATCAAACGTCCAGACGGTAACGTGATGACTGAGATTAGTATTGGTGTTGGTATTAATGGTAAGGAAGTAGATATTCCATTAATCGTACCAACTCTAACTAAGAAAGAAATTAACTGGCTAAAGAATAATGATCCAGAAGACAAAGCATTCATGGATAAGATGCCAAAAGGAATTATAGAAAAAGCTGTAGACCATGCGTCTAAGCGTATAAAAGAAGGTAAGTCACCTTTTGCTGACTAGGGAGAAATATGGCTGGATGGGATGATTTTGATGAACTACCTACAGATATTCGTGTTGCTACACAAATGTCTGATGATCTGGATATGTTATGTGCCAAGGTAATGACTACCGAGGACGGACAAAAGTTAATGAGGTGGCTACGGTCTACCTTGTTAGAGCAGCCTGTTGCCACACCAGACTGCGACTCTTCCTATGCTTATTACAGGGAAGGACAAAATAGTGTGGTGCGTGATATAGAGATGCGAATTAAACGATCTCTGAAACCAAAGGAAAATGATGGAAGACAACAACCAACCCAGCAGTAGTAGTGATGCTGGCTTATTGGATGGTGCAACCGCAACTGAAGATACTCAAAGCCAAAATCCAGTAGCCACATCGGTAGATCATAGAGCAGCCACACCAGAGGATGATGATAGTCCGTTAGAACGTCCAGACTGGTGGCCCGAAAACTTCTGGAAAAAAGACGAGTCCGAACCAGACTTGGAGGCAATAGCTAAAAGCTGGGGCGATCTCCGCAAGCAGATCAGCCAAGGCAAACATAAACCACCAGCTGATGGTAAATACGACACCAGCGCATTCGGCTCAATTCCCGAAGACGATCCTGTAAGAAATACGGTGATGGGCTGGGCAAATGAATTTGGCATCAGCCAACTGGCTTTAGATAAGTTAGTTGGGCAGGTAGTTGAGATGGGTGGCGCTCAACAGCAGCAAGCAGCATTTAATCGTGATGCTGAACTTAAGGCACTTGGACCAAATGCAAACGCTATGATCAAGTCTATGACTGATTGGGGCAGGGGATTGGTCAATAAAGGCATATGGGGCGCTGATGATTTTGAGGAATTCAAGATTATGGGCGGCACAGCCAAGGGCATTAAAGCGCTGGCTAAGTTGCGTGAAACTTATGAAGGCACTAAGATTCCAACCAACTCAATGCCAGTCGATGGCGCTCCTAGTAAAGATGAGCTGTACCAAATGGTTAATGATCCGAAGTATAAGACTGACGTAGCTTACCGCCAAAAGGTGGAAAAGATGTTTGCTCAGACGTTCGGTTAAAGTCTCCCTCCTCTGTCTTGGAGTTTGCCCAGCCAAGTGCTGGGCTTTTTTTCGTTTTGCGTTTTTTAAAAAATAGTGTAAAACAGCATCAAGGCATATCAGGCTGATATCAGACTGACCCTTACCACTGCGGATGCAGACGTTTAGGCTAACGTAAAAGGCAAGCTAAGACCCCATCTATGGGCATATCGTGGCGCAAAACAATCTTATCAAACTATTAAGGAGTATAACATGAGCGTATCATTATCAAACGCTTTCGTTACCCTGTTTGATGCAGAAGTCAAACAAGCATTCCAAGGTAAGGCTATGCTTGTTGGTGCTGTGCGTCAGCGTAGAGGTGTCGAAGGCTCAACAGTAAAATTTCCTAAAGTCGGTCGTGGTGTAGCTACAGCTCGCATTACTCAGACTGATGTAACCCCAATGAACGTAGGCTTCAGCTCAGTGACTTGCACACTGCAAGACTGGAATGCAGCTGAGTATTCAGACATTTTCTCCCAGCAAAAAGTAAACTTTGACGAGCGTCAAGAACTCGTACAAGTTGTAGCTTCTGCAATGGGTCGTAGACAAGACCAGTTAATTCTGGATGCATTAGGTTCTTCTGGTACTTCATTGACAGTTGCTAACAGCATTGGTGGTTCTAATACCAATATGAACTTAGCTAAACTGCGTGAGGCAAAGCGCTTGCTCGATAAGAATAACGTACCTGCTGAAGGTCGTAATATTCTGATTCATGCAAACGGTTTATCTAACTTGTTGTCTGAGACAGCTGTAACCTCTTCTGACTTCAATAGCATCAAGGCTCTGGTACAAGGCGAGATCAACACATACTTAGGTTTCACTTTCCATGTATTAGGTGATCGCTCTGAAGGTGGCTTGGCTATCGATGGTTCGTTGGATCGTACTTGTTTCGCATTCCACAAAGATGCAATCGGCTACGCTGAAGGTATCGGTATGCGCTCCGAGATCAACTACATTCCTGAGAAGACTAGCTGGTTAGTCAACGAAGTTTTCAGCGCTGGCGCTGTAACAATCGATGCGGAAGGTATTGTTCAAATTACCTGCCGTGAAACTTAATAGGGGGCTAACATGGCATTTTCTGCAGATGGCTTTGCAACAATCGCAGCGAGTAAAGCTGGTAATGCACCATCAATTTACTCGTACAAAACAGCTGATACACAAGCAACTGTTAATACCTCTGGCTATTTCAACAGCATTGCATCGCTGTTAAAAGTTGGCGATATTATCTTTGTTTATGACAGTACTACTCCTAGCTTAGTATTGACTTATGTCAATGCAGTCTCTGGAGCTGGTGTTGTTGATATTGCTGACGGTACAACTGTAAGCGCAACTGATACAGACTAATCTGGTCTGAATCAAGCACAGGGCTGCTCTTGCACAACAAGGGTAGCCCTTTATCACATTAAGGATCTGACATGGCTGCTGGCGATACCAGTTTATCAATCTGCTCAGACGCATTAATAATGCTTGGCGCTCGTCCAATATCGTCATTTAATGACGGTACGGATGAGGCTAATATTGCTGATCGACTTTATCATGACATCAAAAATCAAATCTTGATGACGTATCCTTGGTCGTTTAGTTTTAAAAAAGAAAAACTAGCACAGCTAGTAACTACTCCAACTAATGAATATCGTTATGAATATGCTTTATCTGGTGATCGTTTAGGATCTCCTCGCAAGATATTCAACACAGGAAATGTTGGCGCTTATCCAATCCAAAATTACAAGATTATGGGTGATAAGGTGCTGACTAATGAGCAAACTATTTACGCTGAATATCAGTATTCAACTCCAGAATTTGCTATGCCATCCTACTTTGTGCAGCTGTTGAAATATGTAATGGCTTGGCACTTTGCTTTACCAATCACAGATCAAACGGACAAGGCTCAGTATTGGCAAAGCGTAGCTGTAGGATCTCCAGCTGAGAATGGTCGTGGTGGTTATATGCGTACATCGATCAATATTGATGGACAGAATAATCCTGTGCAGTCTATTGAAGACTACTCACTGATAGCGGTTAGATACTAATGACTCGTTTCGTATCACTCCAGACAAACTTCTCTTCAGGAGAGATGGATCCATTACTGTTGGCTCGTGTGGATCTTGCTGCCTATCAGAATGCTTTGTCTGAGGCTACTAACGTAGTGATCCAGCCACAAGGTGGATTGAGACGTAGAGCAGGTTTAAGGTACTTATCAGCATTACCTAATAGTGGATCAGAGTCTGCTGCTAATGGTGTAAGGTGCATTGCGTTTGAGTTCTCAACTTCAGATAGTTATATGCTTGTTTTTACACATAACAGAATGTATGTGTACCGAAACAAGGTATTAATTACGAATATCAATGGAACTGGCAATAGCTATCTCAGCACATCGGCTGTAGGTTTAACTGGAGCAAGGCTGGCTAAAATATGCTGGACTCAATCAGCTGATACCTTGGTTGTAGTTCATCCATCTATAGCGCCAATCAAGATTGTTCGTGGAGCCACTAATGCTGACTGGACTGCATCAGCAATTACTTTCGACTCTATTCCTAAATATGCGTTTACTCTTAGCGTAACTAATCCAGCTGCTACGCTGACACCATCAGCTGTATCTGGAAAGATAACGCTAACTGCTAGTGCATCAGTATTTACATCTGGTAGTGTTGGTCAGTATGTGAATGCTAGTCCACAGGGTAGAGCTAAGATTGTTGCCTACACATCAGGCACTGTGGTGAGCGCTATTACAGAGTTCCCATTCTTTAATTCATCAGCTATTGCATCAGGTAGCTGGGATTATGAGTCAGGTTATGAGGCTGTGTGGTCAGCTACAAAAGGCTATCCTGCTACGGTTACATTCCATGAGGGTAGGCTTTACTTTGGCGGTAGTGAATCTAGACCGTCTACCATGTGGGGATCTAAGGTAGGTATATTCTTTGACTTTGAAGCTACCGAAGGATTGGATGACGATGCGGTAGAGGCAACACTAGACACCAATACTTACAACTCCATTACAGACATAATCTCAGGTCGAGATCTGCAAGTGTTTACAACTGGTGGTGAGTTCTATGTGCCACAGAATGGTCTAGATCCAATTACACCGACTAACTTTTTCTTAAAGACGATTAGTCGTAACGGCAGCAAGGAAGGTATTCGAGTACAGCAGCTGGAATCTGGCACTTTATTTATTCAGCGTCAAGGCAAGTCATTAAATGAGATGGCTTTCTCTGACACCCAGCTGACATATCTAACAAATAAGATCTCTTTGCTGGCTGGTCATTTACTAAAGAATCCTACTCGCCTAGGTTTGCGTAGAACTGTTGCTACTGACGAGAATGACTTGCTATTAATTGTAAATGCTACTGGTGGAACAATAGCTATATTCTCATTGCTGCGTCAGCAAAATGTTATTGCGCCATCAGAGTTTGATACTGATGGTGAGTTCATTGATGTTGGTGTTGATATCACTACAATTTACGCAATCGTTAAGCGCACTATTGATGGAGCAACTCAATACTATGTAGAGTATTTTGATGATGATACTTACATGGATTCTGCTGTAAAAGGTGGTGCGGCTGCTAGTGTATCTGTGTCTCATTTGATTGGTAAGACAGTTAATATAAAGCTTGATGGCACTATCCAGCCTGATCAGGTAGTACCTGCTGGTGGCACTATCACATTTGCTAGAGCAGCGACATCATCATATGAAGTTGGTTTGCCGTATACGGTAACTGTAGCAACTCAGCCAGTAGAATTAAGATTGGCATCAGGTACTCGCATTGGATTTAAAAAACGTATTGTTGAAGTGAATGCTGTGTTAAAAGATACGCAGCATTTAAAGATTAATAATATCGAAGTGCCTATCAGAAGTTTTGATACTGCCAGCATATTGGATGCTGACATTCCAGACTTCACTGGCATCAAGGTATTACATGGGATCTTGGGATATTCTCAGGACGCAAAGATTACCGTATCTCAGAATCTCCCATTGAAAATGACGCTACTCGGTATTGAGTACAAAGTAGCTACGCATCAGGGGACTTAACATGGCACAGTTAGTATTAGTTGCTGCGGCATTACAAGCATTTAGTTCTATTCAAGCTGGTCAAGCTCGTGGTAGACAATTACATTTGCAGGGAGCGCAAGCTAATCTTGAAGGTCAGCAACGTGCATTACAAGAAGAGCAAAAAGCAAATGTAGTTTTACAAAGATTAAATGAAACAAATGCAGCTGCTAGAGCAAGGGGATCTGCTGGTGGTGTTCAATCATTCCAAGGATCTGCTGCATTAATTCAAGATGTAAATACTCGTAGAGCTGGTAAAGAATTTGATATTGCATTAACTAGTGCTACTGGCGCTGAAAGAATGGGTCAAGCACAAATGGCTATGTATGCATCAGCTGCTAACCAAGCTGAAAAGCAAGGTTATTTTAATGCTGCTATAGCATTAGCGTCAGGCGGATATCAGTACAGTCAGATAGGTGCTGCTCCGGCAGCTACCCAAACTGTTGGCAGCGCACCAACAGATACCTCTTCTTACACATTTAGACGGTAATAGATATGGAAAGTTTTATTAGGTAAATAATATGCCATTACCAACATACCAACAAATGGGATTGTTATCCACGCCTTCACAAAAGTTAGACTTTGCTGATTTGCGTGAGACAGAGAGATCATCACAAATGATGTCGCAGTCTCTTGATCGCTTGAGCGAGTTTGCGTTTAAGGCTGCTGCTAAGAAAGCAATGAGAGAAGGTGAGCAATGGGCATATAACAATCCAATTTCTGATGATCAGATAGCGGCTGCAAAACGTGGAGCGTTAGATATTGCTTTAGAAGCTCCTAAAGCTGGAACATTCTTTGGCGATTCAGCAAGAAAAGTACAGGCTGGTCAACTTAGATCTACTCTTGAATTAACAGCTAGAAGTGAAATTGCTAGAATATATCAAGATGTAGAGTCTGGTGCAATTGCAGACATAAAAACTTTAGATGATCAATTTTACGCAATTCAAAAAGGCAACGGTAAGGTTCTTGCAGCATTAGATCCAGAGCAAGCAAATGCTTTTCAAGCATCTATAGCTACGGCAGCTAATCCTGTTTATCAGGCTGGTGCTAAAAAGATTGGTGAATTAAGAGCTAAGTATATTGAAGACTTAGTAACTAGATCATTGGATAACTTTGATCCATTATTAAGATCATTAATTGATGAAAATACAGATCCAAAAAGAATATCT